GATTGACAACCTCTTGCTTGTCGGAGTATTCGACCCCCGTGATCCCCGTGATGGGCACACCACCCACCACCACGGCCACATCTGCCCAAGAGTAAAGCGTGCCGTTGATAAGAGGCACTCCGTTGATGTTACCAGTCATTGCTTATACTTGTTTTGAAAAACCTATTTTGACTTTGATTTTGCGCAGCACGCCCACAGCAACTTGCTTGATGACCACTTCAAGGTCGCGACCGCTCAGAATGTCTTGCTCCGGGTCGATTTCTGCCTTATAGCCCGAAAGTTCACCGGCACGCTCCATCGCTTCGAGGGCTTGATTGGCCACGCCTTCAAGATAGCTCACGGAATAGCTTTGGAGTTTTCCCGTAGCAGGGTCAATGTAAGCACTGCCCCCCAGCTCAGGGGTGAGCGAGCTACGCACACCGCGCACGGCCTTGTCCATCGTGCGCACGCTTTCAATGGCCGCATAATCACCGGAAGGGCTGTCCATCGTGTGGCTATCGTTGAAATAGCTGTCGGCCACGCCCACGTGGGTCATCAGGAAGAGATAGCGCGCGGCATCGAGTTGTTCGACCTGTGCCTTGTCGGTGTTGCGATAGAACGTGCCATCGGCAAAGGCCGGCAAGCTCACACCGGATGGGAACTGCTTGACCCACGAGATGGACTGATGCACGGCTGCTTTGGAGAGTGTGCCGAGAGCAAGACCAATAGCAGTAACGGAATTTTTAGCAGTCTTGTTGGCGGCATCAGTGTAGAGTGCGGCTGCTGTGCCTGCTCCGTCTTGTGCAATAACTACACTCACACGGCTCTTTCCTCCGCCGGCCAAATTTCCGGGCAAGTCTGCCAGGCGTGCCACCTTGGGTGCATAGAGGACAGAAAGCGGAGCGCCTTCTAGGTCGAGCGCATCACCCATACCTTGGAGCTTAACGAGGTCTTCGGCACTCAGGGCGATGTCGCCTGCCCAAATTCCCACTTGCCGCAAACGACCACCTGCTGCATTTTGTAAAACTTTTACTTCGGCAAAGGAGGGGTTGGTGGACTTGGGGAAAAGTCCCACATAGAGCGAAACAGCAGGATTGAGGCGGAAAATTTCCGAGAGCTGATAGTGGAGCACGCGCACCGACCACACCTTGTGGGTGGCGGTGATACCGAGGCTTTCCGCACGGTTGAGGGTGGAAACAGCCTGCACAGCTTCAGATTTGAAGCCTTCGGGCAAATCGGTGGCAGCCAGATAGGCCAGCAGACCGCTCACGTGGTCTTCGCCCTCCATCACTTTGGGCACTTGCCCGTTCTGGCGTTCGATGGTGAGTTTGTTCATTTTTCTACTTTTTCGAGAGCCTTATCCATGAGGGTTTGTGCGTGGGCAGCGGCATCGCACCGCTGGGCAAACACCTGCCCATCAGAAGTTACGAAGACGAGCGGCAAGTCGTGCTCAGCAATGGCCGCAAGGCCGATGTCTTGGAGAGAGAGCTTTTCTTGCTCCAAAGGTGGCGGCGTTTTCTTCTTGCCCTTTCCCTTGGAGGGATTTTCGGGTGGGATAGGCGTTTCACTCGGAGTAGCTTGGGAAGAGCTCTCTCCATCGGGCACTTCAATCGCTCCGTGTTGGTCTTCATTCTGCACTTCGGCTGGTTGGTCGGGTGCGAGGTCTTCGGGCTTATTTTCTTCGGGTTTCATAAGAGATCACTTTTTAGTCTTGGTAATATGAGTTTGAGCAGTGCCACCCACCGCCTTCGTGTGAACCAAAGCAGAGCGAAAAGAGGAAGTGGCAAGAGCCAAAGCGAGGAAATACCGGCAGGGGGCAAGGTGGCCTTGCGCTGCTTGATGCTTTTGTGCGCATTCGAGCTGTGCCGTGCTCTGCTAGCTGCATCCGTGGCTTGAAGGTGCGTGCTGTCGCTTCGGGCAAGTGAGTGGTTCTCCTTGCGCTGTCTGCGCTTAATGTGGCGCAGGATGCCCCAAAGACGTGGCTTTGCAACAGCTGCGGTATCAGCGATGGCAGGCGTTAAGAACGTCATTTCAGTGAGTTCCTCACTCATGCTGGTAAGGGAGCGTTCGTCCCAGTGGAAGGAGGTGTTAGTTTGCTGCTTCTTCTGGCTGCTGTCGCTCCTTTCGGACAGGGAAGAAGTTGTGCTTTGCGCCACTTTCTGCGAGGCGCAGGCTGCGAGAAACAGGGCAGGAAGCAGCATAATCACAAGCGTGGATTTGCTCCACAGCGTGGCGAAATTTTTCAACATCTTTTCTGAGGGTTTCGATTTCAAGTTTGAGCGGTGCGACAATGTTGTCCATCAAGATGTCCGAAGCCTTCCGCACATTGTCCAGTTCGTTAGCTCGGTTGGCAGACAACTTGCCGTCTATTTCAGCGCGCAAGGTGTCAATCTCCGCGCGGTAGCGGCTGCGCTGCGCCACATTGCCCAGCCATGCGCCCATAGGGGCAGCGATGGCGGCCACAATGGAAGGGAGGATGAGAGATGCGAGTGTTTCGGACATTCAGATGAATTAAAGGATTACAGCCCGATTTCGCGTAACCACGTCCCCACGTCGAACGAGGGACAGGCTTTCGCGCGGTTCAGGTCTCGGTGGCCGATGATGGCCACCGTTGGATGCTGGCGGTGGAAAGTGCGCACATAGCGCGCAAGGGCTTCGCGCTGAGCCGGGGTTCGAGTGTCGCAGGGATTGCCCAGCTTATCGACACCGCCCACATAGACGATGTGGCGGCTCACAGCGTTGTAGCCGGCCGCACCATTGGTGCGCTCCCAGGGATCGACGCAGGCGTCTTCGTTGTTTTGCACGAGACGCTCTACACGCCCGTCGAGGTGCACCATGTCAGTGTAGCCCACCTGCCGCCAGCCCCGACCCGCAGGAGGGGGCGAGGTGTGCCAGCGGCGAATTTCGGCCGCACTCACCTCACGCCCCTCGGGGGTGGCAGTACAATGGATGACGAGATATTTTAAGTTACTCATTTAATTAGACTTTGGCGGAGACAATAGCTCCTGTGGCTTTCTTCGCACTGAGCGGCATACAGATGCTGCGCGTGCCGAAGTTGAGGAGGTTGCGGTGATGCAAGGGGTCATTCTTGGCTTCTGAGTGATAGAACTCCACGCTACCATTCGCCTTCATCATACGACCATTAGAGTAGAATACCGAGCATTGGCGGTCGGTCGAGGCCGAAGGCACTGCTCCCCACGCTAACTTGGCTTTCGTGGCCGCATTATAATAGGGCGTTTCGTCATATTCATAGATGTCAAAGCCATAGAGACGAGCGATTTTTCCCTCCGTTTGGTTGATATTGTAGTGCTCCTTGAACTTCTGTTCAGTTTCGAGGAGGTCGTTCACGTGGTCAGAGCAAAGCACAAGGATGCGGTCGTTCTTGGGCATTTTCATCTTATCGCAGGTACGCTTAGCGGCAGCGAGGTCGGCAAAGGTAAACATCTTGCGTGTACCATCTGCCGCATTTGCACCCGTCGTCAAGAGTACCGGGGTATCATCGGTGTGCTGCTGGGGAGCAATGGCGTGAATCCCCTTGGCATGCTTCTTTTCGTTGATGGCTTCTTTGTGTCGCTCAATCACGCTGGCCATTTTGTCGTAACTGCACGCGTAGAGTTCGTCAGCAGTTACGGGAGTTGCAGTGGTCTCAAATTTATCGAGAGAAATAGGTTTGTCGGCATCGGCCAACGATTGAATAGCGAGCGGATAGGTATTGTTGTTTACCAGTACATTGGGGTCGCCACCGATTTCCACAAAGTGGATGACATCATTGCCCACAGCGTGGTCAAAGGAACGAATGCGGTCGTACCATCCCAAGTTTTCGGGAGCAGTACGGAATTTCTTAATCATTTCACCCGTCCAAATCTCTGTGAAGACGTTCGCACGAAGCACACGTTTGGAGGAGGGGAAACAGGCGGTAAGGAAGATGGCCAGCAGCACGGCTACGCCAGCACCGATAGTGAAGGGATAGCCTAAGAGAAGAGCAAGTGAACCGCCTACCAATGCGTTAATCGCACTTCGCACCAGCAGTTCAAAGAGGGCGGAAAGAAGTCGAAGAAAAGTTTTCATTGTGATAGTGATGGTTAGTTGAGTTGTGGTTCAATGCCATATTCGGCTTTATACAGTCGAACATACTCTGTGGTATTCTTCTCACGAAGTTGTCGGATTTGGTCAGCAGGCACTTCCGAGAGCTTGGCAAAGGTATTGGGTTGCTCACTGCTGGGTTCGTTGGAGGGGTGGATGACTTCCGTGGGTTTGAGAGAAGGCTTCATCAGGGCAAGTGTGGCCGAAAGGCTTTCTACACCCGTCATCTTTCCCAAGCCGATAAAGTGCTCTTTTTGGTCTGCCGTGATACGTTTGTCTGCTACGGCAGTATCCACCACGGCTGTGATGCTGGCAAGGGTTAAGGCTTCGGTCTTATCGGCCTTTTCTTTCAGTAAGCGAAGTGCACCGAGTGCCTCGCTCTCGGTGGCCGTGTCGGGCAATCCGAGGAGTTGAAGAATTTCTTTGTTCATTGTATGTGGTTTTTGAGGTTGTTCTTTTTGAGGCGTAGAAAGTCCCAAGAGGGGCAGATGCTCGCAATCCTCCCCCTTCGCGAGTTGAAGGAGTTTGCCTCCATGATAGAGTTGGAGCGCATCATCATTTCCACCGATGTCTACAATGCTCACCTCTTCGAGCTTGCAGCGTGTGATGGTGGGGCGCGTTTGGCCTTGCATCAAATGTTCGGGAGCGGAGCTGTATTCGAGAATTTCTATACCAGCCGATGCCATTCGCAGAAAACCTTTCTCCCACTTTTGGGCTATTTTCTTGGCAAATTCGTCTTGCTCATCGAAGACGGGTGTACCAATGAGACTATCGCCATCGAGACGAAGATTTTCAATGCGGCCAATAGGCATCGATGAGCCATCATAGCTACGGCGGTGCATCCAAAGGAGGATGGGATTTTTTTGATATTGGCTCAGGTCTATTCCTGATGTGAGCACGCGACTGCCGTAGCAGTTGATGCGTGAGGTAGAGATGATAACTTCCTTGGACATTGGCAGATTGTGAAATAAAATAGGGATAATTGTTGCGGTGGTCGGATTCGAACCGACGACTTCGAGGGAATGAGCCTCGCGAGCTACCTCTGCTCCACACCGCGATGTTGATGGTACAAAATTCGCCTTTCCGAAAATGGTGCGCAAAAAGCCCTGCAAACATTGCCAAACTTTTTCATTCAGCGAGCTTTCTCCCCTAATTTTGCGCTGTAATTCAGCCCGATAATGGGTATAATCATCCCAATAATTATGAATGGCCACCAAGAAAGAACTTGAAGAAAAAAAGGAATTTGCTCGCTTGCTTTTTATGCAGGGAGAGCAACAGAAAATCATCGCGGAAAAGGTCGGTATTTCGGCCGTTACCATCAGTAAATGGACAAATGAAGGCGGCTGGCAGCAGCAGCGTGCAGCGGCCAATATCACGCGACCGGAGCTTGTTAATAAATTGCTGCACACCATCGACAAGATGATAGAGCAGGTAAACGCCTCCGACAACCCCGAAGCTGCTGCATCATTGGGCGACAAGCTGGCCAAACTTTCCACGACCATTGAGCGACTGGACAAGAAGGCATCGGTGGTCGATGTGATTGAGGTCTTTATGGCGTTCTCTAAGTGGCTGCAATTTCGCGCCCAATTCGACGAGGAAATTACGCCTGAACTATTGAAAACCATCAATCGCTATCACGACATCTACATTAGCGAGATGATGCAAACCAAGTTTAACCCCTAACTCCTGCTCTATGGCCACAGCATCAGAACGCCGCGAGGCGATAGAACGATGGAAGAAGCACTGCGAGGCGGTGCAGACGGCCACCATTGTCAGCCCCAAGGAGAGCAAGCGAGAGCAGCTCTCGCGCATTAAGCGTGTGAGGGAGGACTATGCCGCGTTTGTCAATTACTACTTCCCTCATTATACCACGGATGAGTACACAGGCAAGGTAACGCAGAGTGCCCCTTTCCACTTGGCTGCGGCGAAGATGGTAAAGAGCTGCCGCAACCTCAAAGCGGTGTTCAAATGGGCGCGTGGACACGCCAAATCTACCCACCTCGACATCTTCATTCCGCTTTGGCTCAAATGCCAAGAGCGGCGCGAAATCAATGTCATGGTACTCGTGGGCAAGAGTGAAGACAACGCCTGCACACTGCTGGCCGACCTCCAAGCTGAGTTGCAATACAACCAGCGGTATATCCACGACTTTGGCGAGCAGTACAATAGCGGCTCGTGGGAGGAGGGCGAGTTCGTAACGAAAGATGACACGGCCTTTTTCGCACGTGGTCGTGGACAATCGCCTCGTGGTCTGCGCTACCGCTCCCATCGTCCCGACTACATCGTGATTGATGACTTGGACGATGATGAGCTGTGCGAAAGTCCAGCTCGCGTAACGCGCTTAACCAATTGGGTGAAGGAGGCTCTCTTCGGTGCGTTGGATGGTGGCCGTGGTCGCTTCATTATGGTGGGCAACTTAATCGCCAAGAACTCGGTGCTCGCCAACATTGCCGCCACAAAGGGAGTGCACGTCTCGCAGGTCAATATCCTCGATCACAAAGGGCGAGTGTCGTGGGCGAGCAAATATACGCTCGAAGAAGTGCGTGCTATCGAGGAGTTTCAGGGTTATCGCTCTTTTCAGAAAGAGTATATGAACAATCCCATCACAGAGGGGGCGGTATTTCGTGCCGATTGGATTAGGTGGGGCAAAGCACCCCCTCTGCGCAAGTTTGAAGAGCTGGTATTTTACATCGACCCCTCCTTCAAAGGCTCGACCAAGAATGACTACAAAGCTGGTAAGCTGTGGGGCAAGATTGGCACAGTGTTGTGGCATCTGCGCGCTTTTGTTCGCCAGTGTTCAGTCGCTGAAATGGTGCGCTGGGTCTATGACCTGCACGAGTGGGCGCGTGAAAAAGGCATTGCTATCAAGTACTATATGGAAGCCAATTTTATGCAAGACTTGATTTTGGATGAGTTTCGCCGAGAGGGTGAGGAGCGTGGCTACCAATTACCTCTATCAGCAGACAAGCGCAAGAAACCCGATAAATTCCAGCGTGTGGAGGCGATTTCTCCTTTGTGGGAACGTGGTTTTGTGATGTATGACGACTCGCAACAGAACGACCCCGACATGCTGGCAGGCATTGAGCAGACCCTTGCTTTCGAGAAGGGGATGCGCGGCCACGATGATGCACCCGATGCCGATGAGGGTGCGATTTGGAAGTTGCAACGCCACGCCCGAACCCAAAGTTTCATCCCCTCTTTCGGCAAGAGGAAAAGCATTAAGAACACATGGTAAAGTTTTTCAAAGCATTGTTTTTCGAGTGGCGATTACGCCGTGCCATCAAGAAGGCACAACGAGCAGCACAGCTGCACCGCAAGAAGTTCCTCGTCCTTATGGCAGATGGTCGCCCCTTGGTCATCTCTATGCAGGGTGTGCGTCGCGCCATCCGCAGCGGCAGGTGTTTCCGCAAAGGTTTCACCGCACGAAAGGCCGAGGAGATTGCTCTTTTCGTGGCCAACCCTACACCTCGACCAGCCCAATGTTCCTTACTTTAGCAGACTTCCGCTCCGTCTGTGATGACTTCGAGATGGAACATCTCACGGCCAATACCGATAATCGCCTCACGGCCGAAGCAGCAGCCTTGGAGCAGGTAAGCAGCTACCTGCGCCACCGCTACGATACTGCGGCGGCTTTTGCGATGACCGCCACACAGCGCAACCCAATGCTTGTGCAGGCCGTGGTAAACATCACGCTATGGCTGATGGTGCACCGCCTACCGCAATCAATGGGCTATGAGCGGCGCGAATGGCTCTACAAAGAGAGCATCGCCTGGCTGCGCGATGTGCAGAACGGCAAAGCCGCTCCCTCTCTGCCCACCTACACCGATGAGCAGGGAGCTGATGCGCGCAATCCCATTCGCTTTGGCTCAATGAAGCCCAGCAGATATGACTACTAAAAAATAGGAGGTGGCCGAAACGACTACCTCCTATTGCTCGTATCACGGCGTTTGAACGCCATTTAATCACGCTTTAACTTCCTCTCAAATGGACTTGTTTTCTCCTCTCAAAAAGTGGTTTGCACCTACCGCCACTACCAGCCGACCCAACTTGCGGCAATTCGCCGGCAGCAAGCAAGGCAAGCGCATCATTGCCGAACTCGTGCAACAAAACGAGAGCCTCACCAAAAAAGATATAGCCACGTGGCGTGCAGCGTGGCAGGCGGCTCTCAATTTAGAAACGCCCAACCGTTTGCGCCTCTATGATGTTTATACCGACTGCCTCGTGGACTTACACCTATCGGGCTGTATCGGTCAGCGCAAGGGTAAGACCCTGCAAAAGCAATTCCGCCTCGTGGGGAAAGACGGCAAAGAAAATATCGAAGCCACAAAGCTCTTGCAGCGCGAGTGGTTCAGCGACTTCATAGATCTTGCCCTTGATAGCCGATTTTGGGGGCACTCGCTTATCCAATTGGGTGATGTCATTAACGATGAAAACGGCATCCGCTTTGATGGCGTGGAGCTTGTGCCACGCAAACACGTGTGCCCCGAATATGGCGTGGTAACGCGCGAGCCTGCCGGCGAGCCGAAGAAAGGTATGAGCTACCGAGAAGGCGATTTTGCCCTATGGTGTGTGGAGGTGGGAAAACCCAAAGATTTGGGCTTGCTGCTCAAATGCGCACCTGCTTGCCTGTCCAAGAAGAATATGCTCGCCTTTTGGGATATGTTTGGGGAAATCTTTGGCGCACCGATGCGCATCGCCAAAACCACCACCAACGACGAGGCCGAACGCCGCCGTATCGAGGGAGCTTTGGAGGAGATGGGGGCGGCCTTTTGGGGGCTGTTTCCCGATGGCACAGACATCGAAATCAAGGAGAGCAGCCGTGGCGATGCTTACAACGTTTATGACAAGCGCGTGGATAGGTGCAACTCGGAGCTGTCTAAGGGCATTCTAATGCAGACGATGACCATCGACAACGGCTCATCGCATTCGCAATCCGAAACTCACCTTGAAATCTTCGAGAATGTAGTAACGGCCGATGCCACGATGGTGGCCAATGTGGTGAATGACCGCCTCTTGCCGCTGATGGTGCGCCACGGCTTCCCCGTGAAAGGTTTGCGTTTCGAGTGGGACAACACTGCCTCACTTTCGGCCGAAGACCGCCTGCGCATGGAGCAGGTGCTTTTGGAGCACTACGACATCGACCCGCAGTATTTCATCGATGCCTACAACGTACCCATCACGGGAGCACGCACCAAGACCGAGCCTGAGGCTTTTTTCGGCTAAGCCCCACCCTCAGCGTGGGGCTGGCTGAACAATACCGCGCATTTCGACTTGCCCTGACTGCACTCTACGAAGACGACCACCTCCACTTGGACAAAGCGGAGATGGCCGAAACATTCGACAGCGAGAAGTTTGAAAAGGCAGCGCGTGCCATCTACGAAAAGCGAGGCTTCTCGCCCCAGCTGCTCTCTGAGCCGGCAATGGTAGGCGTGATAGAGGAGACGGCACGCGTGCTGGGCACAGCCATTGACAGTGCATTGCCCCACGAAGTGCCCGATACACTGCGCTACGCTTTGGAGGAGAATGCCTTCATCTTCTCAGGCTTAAAAACTTTCCACTCCCTGCGAGAGGTAGGGTTGTCGCTCACGGACGATAAGGGTAACATCAAGCCGTTTGTAGACTTTTGGAAAGACGTGGAGCGCATCAATGATACCTACAACAAAAACTATCTCCGTGCCGAATACCAGCAAGCAGTGGGAGCTTCGATAATGGCTGCCAAGTGGGTGGAGTATACCGAGGATGGCGACCGCTACGACTTGCAATATCGCACCGCCGGTGATGAGCGTGTGCGTGCCTCGCACGCTTCGCTCGATGGCATCACACTGCCGCCCTCCGACCCATTTTGGAGTAGCTATTTCGCGCCCAATGGATGGGGCTGCCGTTGTGATGTGGTGCAGGTTCGAGCTGGTAAGTATGAGCGCACCGACTCCGAGGCTGCCCTAAAGTTAGGAGAAGAGTGCACCGCCACACCCAAACTGGCGATGTTCCGTTTCAATCCAGGACAGACAATGCAGCTCTTTCCGCCCAAGCACCCTTACAACAAAGCCCCAAAGGGCATCGTGGAGCGCGTGGTAAAATTCGTTACACAGAAACGCATGGACAAGATTGCAGAGGAACTACCCGACAATCTTACAGAGGAAGAAAAGCGTGCTGTGGCGCAAAACTGCATCGACATCGAAAAGGCACTCAAAATCAAAAAAGGAAAAACCAAAAGCGTGGAACAGGCAGATAAGCAGAATGCTAATCCTCATCTCAATAAAGGAGGAGGATTTACCACAAACTGTCAAACCTGCTCACCTGCCTATATGCTGCGTCTTCGTGGGTTTAACCTCACGGCTAAGAAAAAAACAAAGGGTAGCAAGTTGGAGTATCTTAGCCTTGGGCGTTCTTTTGAAGTCTGGAAGAACGTAGATGGAACACCAGCTAAGCATATCTCACAAAAAGAATGGATGGAAGAGCGTGGCTACAAAAAGATGACCCCACGACGCTACAAGGAGTTTTTTGACGAAGCTTGTCGCGAAGTGGGAGTCTATCAGCTTTCTATTGCTTGGAAAAGTGGGGGTGGACACGCTACGATATTACAGCGTTTTGAAAACGGCGAACTGCGCTATATCGAACCACAAAGGGACAACTCTGAGGGGTCGGGACGAGAGCATCTTAAAATCGACTACCTCGCCGGCAAAGGAGGTTCTGCCATACACGCTTGCCGTGGTATTATGCGAATTGACAACAAAATCTTTGACATCTCATTCCTCGACATCTTCGAGAGGAGCAAAAAATGAAAGAATATCTAAGGCTTCAAAGCCCGTAATTTCTTCAACAGGCTTCCCCTCTTCGTAAAGGTACGTGTGAGGGAAGCCGATACAGAGGTCTTCACGCGTAGGGTTAAACACAAAGGCTTCTTTTCCCTCGTATGTACCGAGGTATTCGAGTTGACCATCAAACTGCTCTGTGAGCCAACTGGCGGCTTCAAGTACTGCTTTGGGAGTTTTCATAAGGCAAATGTAGTGATAAATCGAAGTATAGACAAAGTTATGGACGCAAATAAATTACGGAAGCGGATGCTGAAAGATCTGTGCGTGGAACTGGCCGATGAGTTCAACCGCAACTTCCAACGCAAAGCGTTCTTTTCCGAGAAGTGGAAACCAAGAAAGCCACGAAAGAAAGCGCGTGGCTCGCTACTATTGGTAACCGGAACGATGCGCCGCTCCATCCGCTCGGAGGTTACAGAAAGTGGCGTGCGCTTCTCCTCGGCCGTGCCTTACGCTGCTGCTCATAACGAGGGAATGGAAGGCACGCGCTCCATCAAGGCACACACGCGCAAGAGCAAGAAGGGCAAGACCTACGCCGTCAAAGCTCACACCCAGCAGTTCAATTTGCCCCAGCGTCAGTTCATCGGCGATGGCAATGAAGTGCGTAAAATCGTACAGCAGGTGGTGGAGGACAGCGTGGCCGACATAGATATTGAACTCTCCCAAATGCTAAAACAACAATGAGAAAACAAATCTTTCAAGCCATCGCTCAGCGCATCTCTGAGCGTGTGGGCGATGTCAAGTTCATCGACCTTTGGAACAACAACGTGGCTGCCCTTTCAGGTGGCGCTGTGTGGCCTACGCCTGCCCTCTTCGTGGAGTTTGAGGAAATCGAATGGCGGCAGCAGGGTAATGCGGCAAGAATGGGTGATGTGGCGGTGCGCCTGCACATCATCACACGCGCCATTACCACCAATGGCCATACTGACCAGCGGCAGGCGCAGGCCTTGGCCTATCTCGATCTTATCGACCGCGTGAACGCTGCGATGCAGGGGCTGCGTGGAGAGCATTTCGCGGCATTTCAGCTCACCACCTCGGCCACCAATCACGAACACGCTGAACTCATCGAAAGCGTGGAGCGGTACATAACCCGTGCACAAGACACCTCGGCAATGTCTCCATCATCGCCTGCTCACGTGGGCATTGAGGTGAGTATCCACCACGGATAGCGCAAGGCAGCCCCTTTCAGCCGTTCGGCTACTGGGGCTGCCTTGCATTTAGGGAAAAAGCTCCAACTGCCGTGGGTCAGGAGGAGGCGAGGGAGTGTTAAGATAACTCCAATAGGTACGGAAACTTATCTTATAACGCGGATAAATGATGTTGCGCCAAATCGCGGAGTAGCATTTAGCTTGGTTGCCACGCTCATAGAATTTTTCCGTGATGGCTCGAATAGTCTTCACACGCTCAATCGTACTTTGGTGGGGGTGTCGTTTGCTCATTTGCCAAAACTTTGCTAATTTTGCTTCTGCACTCGCATTGCGCAGCAGTTTGGCAGTTGTTTCGGCAGCTGCTGAGCTGCTTTTTTTGTGGATAGAAGGGAGTGAGCTTCGTGATGGTCGTTATTGTGCGATGCACTAAGCCCGTGCCTAAACAGAGGGGACAGACTTCCTCCGTGGGGTCTTCTTTTCGATAATAGTCATTGGGAGGGTAAAGGTAAACGACTCCCTCCCCCTCGCACCGAGTACAAGCGATGATCTTGCGCTCGGTGCTTTGTTCTACGGGGTGGGAGTGGTTCATACCTCGGTTACGCTGAGAGGAACGATTTTCCACGCGCCCTGTTCGTCTCTGAACTCCGCGCGAATGTATTGTTTTGTCTCAGTGGGTTGGTAGGCTTCTTCTATGATACGCACCCCTTCAAGGAAACGCCCATCACCCACCTCCTCGGCCATTTTGCGAAGCTGCAACACACGCGAGGCTTTTATCTGCCCTGTGGCATCGCGAGCCAGCAAACGAAGCACAGCCGAAACGAGCGCTTGTGTGGTCTTATCTTTTGCCAAACTTTCGATGTAAGAACGCACCATATCAATGCCATCCTCAACCGTGTCGCGGTAGCCATCGATGGTGTTTACTCCAAGAGTGAGGCGATACTGGCTGTCACTGGTAGTAAAGGTGTGGCTACGCTGCGTATCCTTGGGTGTGCCAATAACTTCGGCTTTCATTGACAACACCGTGTGGAAGTTGGCATAGACGCGCTCCTTGGCGGTGCGAATGATATTACTCAGTCCTTGCAGTTCGACTACGGCCGCAGCCACTTCCTCATCCACCATCGCGGCATACTGCTCACGGGCGGCTTTGCGTGCTGCCTCGGCTTCTTTCTTTTGCTTCTCTGCGCGAAACGCTTCATATTCCTTGCGCTCTTCGGCAGTCATTTGTACTTGTTCCATAATGATTAATTAAAAAGGATGTCACTTATCACATCTTCGAGAAAGTTTTTGGTTTCTTCGCTCATTACTCATAATATGAGGGTTCGTGTTTTCGTTGGATTTCCATCCACTCATCCGTGATTTTTCCCAATATGAAAATGATGACCCACACAACGAAGGTTATCACTAACAAGAAAAATGCGCAGGTGAGCGTGATTAATATAATAGGGAGAGCTATTTCTTGCGGTCGGCCTTGATCTCGATAATTGGTGTCTTCTGAACGGAGAGGATTTCATACTCGCTAACACATCCCCGTATATTATTTTTCGCCAGTTCCAAAGCAAGGTCGGGAGAGATAGCTTGCACGAACATCCTGCGGAGGAATTTTTTCACGCGTCCATCGTCTGTATCCTCGACTCCGCGGACACTGAGCTTATAGATGGGACAATCCTCGTGCTCGCTTTCGAGAATTTCGGAGTTCTTCTGCACGACAACACTCTCTATATGGATGGGAGTTCCTTCCAACGCATAAGGAGTAAGGTAATCCACGATAATATCCGTAGCACTTTCACCTTCTTCAT